CAATATCTTGGAAGATAACCTGAGGCAGTCAGCAGCCAATATGCTGGATGTGTTGCCGAGCACCCCTTGAAACATTCCTTCACTGGCATTGAGATAACTCAATCGTGAATCGCCGAGGGATGGGTCCAAGTGAGAAATCTTGGAAAGCATTTTGTTGACCATACTGCCAGACTGAATATCTGAATGTGTGGCTTTTAGTGTCACATTTACTGGCAATTTTATGACCTTATTTGAAAATAACTCTAACTGGCGTCTCAACAATGTCCTTATGTATGTGTTCTTTATCCTAGAACCCAATACTAAATATAGGACAAAACTCAATTGCGAAGGACCCCATTTGCTGCAATCAGCATTGTCAAAGAAATAGGATTCCTCCCTAATATAATCATTGTACATCCTTTCTACTATTTGATCTTTATCTTTGGTCTCTATGAGATTAGTTTGGTCACCCCTATTATGCTCTTGGGATCTTTGCATTCGTGATAGACTTTCTACGAAATAAGCTGATATTCTTAGTGGAGAATTCAACACAGCTATTTCTCTAGGCCCAATCTCACCCTTAGGTACCATTCTGGCCACATGTCTAAATTCCTTTCCTGTGTTGAATAAGAGTACAGGCAATAGGGAGGTACTAGCACTGCTCATGGTGGCTAAATCAGAAACTTCTCCAGGATTGCTGTCCTTCAGAAAGCCACTGATGTTTTGCATTGTAGTTTGATAACATTTTGATGCTTGGGTAACAACTCCTTTATTGTTCTTAAGTTTTTCTATTCTCTTTATGGCAATACCTGAATCGTATGACACAGAACCCCTGGAATTCATAACATCTGACAAAGATAGTCTGAATATCTCAGTTTCAAAGTCGTGGATTTCTTCTAAGGATTCAGAAAAAGTGTCCTTGGTGGAAAGGTTGAACACACTGTTCATGACACCTAAAGCTATCATGGCCAGATTGGGTTCAAACTCTCTATAAGATCCTGAAACATCTAATCTATCCAATTCTCTGATCAATGAGCAGCTGATGTTTTCAGGTGATTGCAACTGAGAAATGTTCCTGCTTAAGTAAGCTTCTCTGCTCTTCATAGCTTTGTTCAGGACTAGTGACTCCGACAATAACTTGTCATGTCTGTCCATGGTTAACAGTCTGCAGATATACAAGCTATTGTAGATGTTTTGCTCATTGGGCAAGCACTGAGTTTCATGGGGAAATGCTATCATCCAGTCTTGTGTTCTGATGTGAACAGTTTTACCACTTGAAAGGTTGGTTTTGACATCATTGGATTCCAATATCTCAGCTTTGCATTTGTTAGCATCCATGAATTGTATCAGGGGAAAGGTTTTGAGGCATCGCAAAAATATTAGCTTCTCAATGTGTGATTTGGGTGTATAAAACCCTTCTGTGCTAGTCGAGAACTTGAAAGACTTAAATATCCCTCTCAAACCTTGTGAAACACCGGTACTACTCACATACAGATATCGTATGCATTCAGAAGCCTGTGAGAAACCTGACCTATTGATTAACATAGTCATAGCTATGGTGAAACAAGAGTTATCTGTCAACTTAGTATTAGCCAATCTCATTTCATGATGCTGTGAAGCAAAAGATAAGTATCTGTCATAAATGCATGACCACCAGTCCAGCATAGGGGGACTCACATTGAACCATCTGGTGTAACCTGGGTGGCAACTGTTGTTTATAAAGCCATCAGCTTCAAACACT